ATGATCCCTGCAATCAATTGCTCTTCGACTGCCTTGGAAGTCTCAAAGTGGCTTGGATGTAGTGGCATTACGCTGGCTCCCAGTTTTCATCTACGACGGGCAGGCTGGATTTCTTGGGCTTGGGTGGAAGATACTTTGCACCTTGCCCTACGTTGCCCGGCCTGTAGTCTGGCTTGATTCCTTGATACTCATTCCCGATAGCGAACTCAATCGCGTATACCAAGTGCGATGGACTGTCATAGCCCTTGAGTGACTTGGATATGTTCGCCCTGTTCTTAATGCGCTTACCGATACTCTCCCTCATGGCTTCAAACTCACCCAGAGCTTTTCTTACCTCTGGAGTGTCAAGTTCCTTGGGTATGTCCCACTCACCGATGGTTCCCTTTGCTTTGGTTTCCCCTTTAGGGGGTAAGGGGGTGTTAGTATTTGGAAGTAGGACGTTGGAAGTAGGAAGTAGGGAGCATTGCGTTCGCATTGCGTTGGCATATGCGTTCGCATTGCGTTCGCATCCGTCGTTTTCTGGCTCAGTTTCCGGTTTTCCTTTCTTTTCCTTGGTCCAACGCTGCTCGGCTGATCGTTTCGCCTTTTCGATGATTTCCAACTTCTTGGCCCTCTCAATCTCCAACCGCTCGTTGTACAACTCTCCAGCATTGCCAACGCATAGCTTTCGCATAACCGACCGCATATGCGTTCGCATTGCGTTCGCATCGACTCCAGCAATCTTGCAAAGTGTCGGCTCGTCGTCTGGAATTGATCCATTTGACCATTGATAGCAGAGCAAGCGGATGTAGATACCGACCGCTTCCGCTTCCATGTGGTAAGTCCCGGCGATGAAGTCATCGGCGAAAAAATCGAATGAAGGAGGTTTTTTACGTGCCATTATTTGTTCCTCCCTAGGATGCTCTTCACTGCGGTATGCGTCCATCTTGAGCACTCACCGCGATTTACAACCCTGCTAACTGACTGATGCGTCCACTTTTCATTGCCCTTTGCAGTCAGTATCCCATCGTCGGTTAATTCCTTTGCTATCGTGTGGTAGCTAGCCCCCTGGTTTCGCCTCAGTTTCATTCGCTCTATGACTGAAAACTGAAATTCGTTTTTTATAAGCGACACGCCGTCAGGACTAAGCGTGTATCCGAACGGAACCGAGCCAACACGCTCTCCGTTCGCCTTTTTTCTTGCTAGTGCGTCTCTTGTCAGCTGATCGTGTGCCATCTTTCGCCCGTGTGCTTTTGAATGGCACTTGACGCATAACGGTATCGTTCGCGTTCCACCCCTGCTTTTCGGAACTACGTGATGATTGTGCGACGCTACTCCGCCACACTCAAAGCAATCAATAGCCATGCTATCACCTTGTGACAAAGCCCCGGCGGACACAAGGCTGGCACCTATAGCCGCATGGCTAAGAATGTACCCGCCGGGGAATTGGTTTGTATTGAGTCAGGTGCCAGCCAGACTTCGCTAAATTGTACTTTTCGACATTCCGTAGGGAATGCCAAGTCCTAAGAACGCCCCGCCCCTTTCGGGGCGAAGCGTCGGAGGTTGAAGCGGTAGTTTGGTTAAGACAACCGGCACTTACCGCGCACCAGCCCATTCAGCGGGATTCCTGCGACTGTACACGCAAGCACCTTTGCCAAGGCGAGCCAACCTTTAGTCGAAGAGCGTGGGTTGTTGTTGCGTTACTTGCTGCTTGCCGAGCGATGCAAGATTCTTCACCGCTTGCCTGTAGTAACTAGGCTTGAGTTCGCATCCAATACCGCGACGTCCTAGGCTTACTGCACCGTAGACTTCCGACCCGACACCCATGAACGGCGTAAGGACTGCTTCGCCTGGATTGCTCCACATTTCGACCGCTCTTTGAATTACGTCGAGTTGTAGCGGATGCTGGTGCCTTTCGTCGCCTTCATCCTTGCTTTCCTCGTAGGGTAACACTCGATCCAATCGAATGTCATCCCAAAAGCATGAGGCGTAGTTTCGCCATATCCAATGAGAGTAGCGATTTTCGGTCTGCTTGCCTTTCCATCCGCGATAGCGATGAAGATCTGCAGGGACTTCGCGTTCGCCGTAGTACTCATGTAACCCGGTTTCGTGAGTCACTGGTATCAGATTCTCGCCACGCTTGCGAAAAGGAATCAGGTAGTCAGCCGCCGCGACATTCGTCAGCGTTGAATCCTCGCATATCTGACGATGCGCCAGGGCTTTTGCCATCGTGCGATTACGAACCGCCAACGGCTCTTTCCAAATGCAAATCCTAGGTAGGTACTCAAAGCCAAGTTTTTCATGCAGTCGAATTATATCGCCAGGGAAGTCGGTATACCCGCAAATGTTCGCGCCTTGTTTCGGTACGTCCATGCAGTGAACCGCCGTGATTCTTCCCGGCTTAGTAGCTCTTGCGATGTTCTCAACGATGAATGAGTAGTGCTCGAAAAACTCATCGTATGTCCGAGCGTTCGATAGGTCGCGGACGCTGCTTGAGTAGTTGTAAAGACAGCCGCCGTTCTCAGTCGCAAAGGGAGGCGAATAGATACTCATCCCTATCGATTCATCCGGTAGTGATGTGATCCACTCCGCAGAGTCTCCGTTGTAGATTGCGTACTGATCGGTAATTACTTGTTCTGTTATAGCCATGTTGGTAACTTTTCTTTCTCTGGAAAATAGTCTTGAGTAACAATGTGCATAGCGTCGTTCATGTGCTTGCAAAGCTCACGAAACATCTTTTTTGATTGCTCTTGCTTTCGGTGCAAGTTCTTGATTACACCCCGCTCGCCTTCGCTTGCGATGATGTTTACAGTAACGTCTTTTGTCTGTCCGAATCGGTAGCACCTCCTGACCGCTTGATAGTATTGCTCGAACGAGTGCGAAGGAAACATGGTCACGTTATGGCAGTGTTGCCAATTCAGCCCCCACGCTCCAATCTTCGGCTTGATGATTAGCCGCTTGATATCGCCCTTTGAAAAACCAATTAAAGCCTCTTCCTTTTCGTCGTCGCTGGTTGATCCTTTAACCTGGACCGAATCCGCGACCAACTTCTCTAGCATATCGCCTTCGTCGTTAAGTTCGCACCATAGAACCGAAGCCCCTTCGTGTTGATGGACTAGGTTTGCTGCCATCTCGCAACGCTCAGGCATTGTACGCCGCCGCTCTTCGCGTTCCTCTTGCATGTCTCGAGCCGGAAGCGAGAAAAGGAACCCATCTCGCAACCTTGCCGAGTTTACAACATGCTCAACCTCGATGAGTTGCGGCAACACAAAACGCGAACCATCGAAACCGATATCCTCTGGATTCTGGATCGACCTTGCCCACGAACAAACCCACGACCAAAACGGTTGCTCAGCATGTCCACGAAAGCGGTACTTCGTTCGCCCCCATCCGTGGTGATCCTTGCTTGTTTCCTGCTTGAAAAACTTGGTAATCATGTCACGGAAACCAAGTAGTCCCAATGCTTCGCTAGACGTTCCCAACTCCCAGAAGTCGTTAGGGGCTGCTGTTGCGGTGCATAGCAAGCGGTACTGAATCGTTCGCATGAACTCCACTACGACCGCTTTTCGTTCGCTCTTGAAGTCCTTGATAGCCGACGATTCGTCGCATACGACAGCCGCAAACATCGACGGATCGAGTTTGTGAAGCTGCTCATAGTTCGTAACCCATACACACTTATCTCCACTGCAAGAGCCATCGCGGGATCGCTTCGCAGTGATCCCAAACCGCTCAGCCTCTTGGATTGTTTGAGCACCAACCGCAATTGGCGTTACAATCAAAACCGGCTTGTTTGTTGCCTCGATAATCCGCTGTGACCACGCCAATTGCATCGCAGTCTTACCCATGCCGCAATCCGCAAAGATAGCCGCTCGGCCTTGACGCAACGCCCACTCGACTAGGTACGCCTGAAAGTCGTACAACCAACTAGGCAACTCTCCAGGATCAACGCCGCAACGGTTATTCCATTGCGACTTCGACCGTATAAACTCTTCGTAATTCATCTTTACCAACCTCCGTTACGCCGCCTTGCTCCGAGCAACCGTTGCCCGTTTGCTTGTCGGCTTGTAGTGTTTCAATCTCCCTCAGCAACTCGATTATCATCGCCGAGAGTGTACCGCTAGTGCCTGTCCAGCAATTCGCTGGCCCAAAGCGTCTAGCGTGTTGTTCGATCTCAGTCAGTCGTTCACGGCTTATGGGCATTCGCAGTACTCCTCCACTCAGCAAGTCCATCCGCTGCGTCGAGATGCTTCTGGCCCTTGAATGCAATGTACTTGCGAATGTCTTCAAAGTCCGTAAAGCGGAATACGCCGATTTCAATCGCAAAGTCTTTGCTGTAGAGTGGCAATCGATGCCCGTCTAGTTTGTGATCGATGCCATACTTGCGTAGGATGCGAGTCGCTGCGTTGGCTTCGTTGTTGGTCATTTACCAAACCCTCGCTTTCGCATGTCCGCTTTTAATGAGTTGCCCGTTGAGCGTTTGGTGCGGTGGATCGTCCATTGATACCGGATCGCTCAAGTCTCTGTACTGCTTAGCAATCGTCCCTAGATACCGCCCGTACTTGTCCCGCTTGCTGAAGTTCTTGCCGTCGGCAACAATCGTTTCAATAAAGAACTTCGGTTTATCCCAAAACCACTTTTCGACGGCTCCCTTTGCAATCTTCCCCGCTTCGGTATTTATCTCTGGAGCATCGACGCCGTAAAGCCTGATACGCTCTCTGCGAAATGTGCTAAAGCCTAGATCGATAACGATATCGACTGTATCGCCATCCACGACGCGTTCGAGTGTTGCTTGGTAGATGTATTGCATTAACTCAACCTCCCTATTCTCTTCCATTCTTCATTGACCGCATGAGGCACGTTGCCCCCTGCCCGTCTTAGTTCAAAATAGGCGGCCCTCGTTGCTTCAAACTCACTCAAGCCGCCGTCGTAAATCATCAACGCTACGCGTTCGCGGAACCGCTCAACAGTTGCATCTTCGCTTTCAGTTCGCATCTTACGCACCGCTTCTTCGTTAGAGGACTGTTGCAACCACTGCACCACCACTTAGCATCGCACTTGCTATGCCGCCTTGGTGTAAATGGCCTGATACCTTCATGCACCCGCCGCAATGCCACCGATAGCCCACTTGCCATGTTGAGCATCTCGTTGTTTCGATGCTTCTCAGCAAGCCTCTCAAGTCGTGCAATGGCTTCCTTGTCTTTGAGTTCCTCAGCCATGTCGGAGCATATCTGCGAGTAAGTAGCACCGCCGGAAATCTCTCTTGAGCACCTTCCGCAATGCTGCTCTCCCGCTCGGTTGTACGACGGGCCTAATACTCGGTCGCAACACTTACACCGCATCGCTAATTCCTCGCCATCGGCATAATCACGCCAGTAACGTCACCGGATGTCAATACAACCGGATCGCCTGAACTCTTGTACTTAACCTCGACCGCTTGCTCCTTGCCGAGACTTCGCAGGAAGTCGGCTAGGTATGTATGATCGACCGTAAGTTTCGCTTCGGTGTCGGCCTCGCATCCCATCACAACGCTAGACGCTCCAACCTCAGCCGTTCTTGCCGTTGCCGTTAGTTCGCCGGAAGTGATAACCAAGTCGATCCCTCTGGACTCTTGATCGTTGACGATTGCAGCTTGGCGCACCACCGATAGAAACTTTTCGGCATCGCATCGAAGCGTCGAGGATTGATCGGTTGATGGTAGCACCTTACGCCAATCGGGGAACCTGCCCTCAACAATCCGCGTTTGAAGCGAGATATCGCCGCATACAAACACCGCTGACGAGTTGCTAAGGATCATGCCGACCCCGCACCCTTCCGCCGCTATGATGCGGCTGACGGCCTGTAGTGGGCGAACTGGCACGATACCGCTAACCGCTGGCACCTCGCCAGCCAATTGACACTTCGACACCGCTAGCCGTCTCCCGTCGGTTGCAACGCATGCTAGCCTGTCCCCAATCTCAAAGAGCACCCCGCCGAGTTGATAGCGTGTGCTTTCTGTGTCCGTTGCGTAAATCGTTTGCCGAATTGCATCAGCAAGAGCCACGCCGGGGACTCCCGCTTTGTTTTCGCTTGCGTCAATCCTCACCGATGGAAACTCATCGGGATTAGGCATCGATAACGTAAAGCCGCCGCTCTGCGTTGTAATCCGCAGTTGGTTGTCAACCTCGATATCAACCGACTCGCCGCCGCAATCCTTGAGGATCGGGATCACCTTCGCGGGCAACAACAATGCCTTGCCTGGACTCGAAACGTACTGCATCGACTCGGAAACATTGCAGACGATTGACAGCTCAACGTCAGTTGCTTGTAGCGTCTTGCTGTCTGCGTCGAACTTGACATATCGCAGAATCTCGTTTTGCGGACGTGATGCAACGATTGACGCCGCGATTTCGAGCGACTTGAGAAACGGGATTCTTTGAACTGTAACTCTCATGCTTGACCTCCATTAACCTTGATAAATGCCAATGTGCCCCAACGCATCAGACGCAATATCTATTAAGGCGTCCGCCTGCTTACCTTCAATCTCTTCCGCGTGCGCGATAACCTTCCGCAATGCATGCTCCAGGTTTGCGATTCTTTGCTCCATTAGGGAAGCGATTCGCGTTATCTCGCTGACTTTGCCTTGGTAATCTACTTTCATGCTTGACCTCCAATAGTGTGTAACCAACCGGCTTTGCTTGGCATCCTACCAGCATCGCCAACAATAAAACTAAACGCATCATGCTTGCCTCCAAAGGATCGGTAACGCCGTCGCGTTACTCAGTACGGAGCGTGAAGCCCTCTTTGACTGATGCACATGCACGAACCTACCGCTTTCGCGGTTACTCAAGTTCCTTTCGCACCGCCTCGACGATCCCGCCGACGCGTTTAACTGGCGTTGATTCTGCATCGATAATGTCATCAGCAACATCAGCGGATAACGCTCGAACTGCTTCGGTGTCATCGATCACGCACCACCCGCGACTGATCGCGTAGTGCATCGCTGTTTTCATCGCCATCTCAACGAACCATTTATGCCAAGGATCGGAGTCTTTCGCGTATTCGTTTTGTTCCGCAAACTTGTAACCGTCTGAACCTTGTCGCCGCTCCAAAATGAGTTTTTTAGCAACCCATCCAGTCGCAACAACCGCGCCATTGTTCATTCGCTTGACCTGCACCAACACGCCCCGCAATTCATCCTCTCGCATCGGTGGATTATCGATGTCGATTGACTTGACCTTGACCTCCCCGCTGTCAGACACTTCGATCTCGTCGCTGTAACTGATCGGTATAGCGAGCATGTGCAATCCAGCACGATTCGCCAACGCGTTGATACCGCGATGACTTAGCATGTACTGCAATTGCGGTTGCTCTCCCTTTCGAGGTCTGCGAGGTATCGCATACGCTAGGCTTGCCGCTCCGGTGGATGGCATGATACCCGTTAGGGCACTCGTTGCAACCACCCTAGCAACGCTCTCCGGCGTGCAGTCGAAAAAGTCGTCCGGTTTTCTGGCTGACGACGCCGACGCTGCCAATGCCACGCTAAGCCGCCCTGCCGCCTCTCTTGCTTTGTCATCACCCACCCAGCTCGACAAAAGGCTTCCCGCTGTCTGGTAAACCTGCATCCGAAACTTCTGGGCCGGGCTTTGTCGCTTTGCGATTTCCTTCGGTGGCTCAACCACCGTTGCTTCAATCTGATCTGTCTTCTCGCTCATTATCGCCTCCTAAATGGTAAACTTCTATCCTGATACCAATCAAAACTCACTAAACAATCTTTTTAGGCATCTCAAGATCGCCCGCCACAAGCTCTCTTCGCTCAAACACTGAGTCAGCCTTGTAACCTCGATACTTGCAACACATATCCACAATCAACGGGAGAACCTCCCTCAACCTAGTGTTCCAATCTAGGTTGCCAGCATCAACAGAACTTGACGCAAGCACCTGCGAAACCTCAACCAGAAACTCCTTTTCGCTTTCCGCTTTCGACGAAATCGCAAATCGTCTGGACTCATAGTCCTCAAAAAGCTCTACGTTTGATTTTACTGACGTTGTTTTTTTACTCACTGTTTCACGCTCTTTCATTATCTTATAACATGGAGTTGATTTATCGTGACGATTTCGCTTCATGCGTCCAACGATTGCAAAATCGTCTGAAACTGCTGGACGAACCATCCAGTTATCAAATGATCTCGACTTGGCGTATTCTTCGGCTAACTTTTCATCTTCCCATACGCACAACTTCTGATCTGCTGTGCGACAAAGATGGCCAGCTTGAGTTGCCGCCCTGCCATTCTTCGATAGCACAAACAGCTCGCTCATTATCGCCTCCTGAATGGTAGTGCCAGTTCGTACTCTCCGACTTGCCACTCAGCAAGCCAATCGTTTTCTTCCGTCCGCCGCCGGTACTCTGCAATCAATGCATGGTACTCGTCCCGCCCTCTATCGAGGTCTTCCTCCGTCAGTTTGTACACCGCCACTTCATACGGTTCCTTCTTCGACACAACGCCGAAGAGGAATCGAAACGGCTTGCTGTACATGGCCTCCAAGGTGTCAAGGTAAATTGCCGCTTGCCGATGATAACCGAAGTCCATTGCAGAGTAAGACCACTTGAAGGGGCTTGCGTCTTGCGTTGTCTTTAGGTCAAGAATGACCGACTCTCCAACGATGACGCAATCCGGCTTGCACTTAAGACTAGTAGTCCATCCGTCGTCATGACGCCACGTCATTGAGTACGGTCGCTCGAAGTCGCAATCGTGCCCCATCAAGTCGGCTATCGTAGCGTGCGATTGGAACGCCGTCGCAATCTTCTTAACTTCGTCATATTCGTCCCGCATGATCCACTTAGACGTAGGGTCGATGGTAGTCAGCCACTCCTCGAACGCTTTGGTATCACGCCCGTAGCACTTACCCGTCTTGGGATTGATCGGCCCGTCGTGGATGTCGTATTCCTGCTCAAACCGATGCGGCTCAAGTGCGAGCATGTGTACCGCTGAACCCAATGCCATCGCTTCGGTTTCCTCCCCCTTCATCGTCTTTGCGATGAATTGAGCGTGAAAACTCTGCGGACTCTTTGCAAGCACTGAGAGCGAACTGTTGCTCAATGCGTCGATGTCGTAGTAGTTCACTTTGCACCGTCGCTTTCTGCTGTCTCCGCAGTCGGAACCGCATCAAACTCCCTGTTTATTTTAGGAGCGAACATCCACGGATCACCATCGATAGACCTTATGTATCCGTATGTTTCGCCACCTCCGCAACTCTTGTTTGTGACCTTAATAACGCCATGAAAAAACATCACGTTTTCTTCCGCATCGCTTGCGGCTTGATTGAGACACTTAATCAAGCTAGCTAGCGATGTTAAATCATGTTCATCGAGACTAAAAGTAAACAAGCCTTCGTTTTTTACTTCCTCTATCATCCTACTCACCTCCCATTAAAACCCAAAGAACCACAACCACCACGCCTAGCACCGTGCTAAGCTCGAAAAGGTCAGACAGTAAGTAACTCATTCGCAGTCCTTCACGCCGGACGCCTCTTCCATCGTAGTCACTGGCACCATGCCGTTGCCGGGCTTGAACCTGACTACAAGTCGTTGCGAGAAAGGATCGTAAACGCAGGTCTGCAAGATAAACACCATGCCATTTTGGGCAATGATGCCTAACGCATCCCTACCGCTCAGCCCCTCTACAACAGCATCAATCGGAAATGATCCTATCTGCCGAGTTTGAAAGTATTCTTTTTTCATTTGCCTACTCGCAATCGTCGCAATGCGTTACACCGGCAAGCAGTACTCCCGCCACGCCAGCCGCGAAACCTATGACAAGACAGCCGAGAATAATCAGCGTGAGAACCATTATTTGATTTCTCCCTTCGCCTTGAGTTGCTTAATTTCTTCACCCGCTCGCAGTTCCCACGCCTTGTGAGTTCTGACGCCTTGATAATGCTTTGACATAAACCGGCCAATCTCCGAAGCTGTCAGCCCACTCTTCGCAAGCTCGCAAATCTTCGCAACGTGTGCAGGATCGAACAGCCTCCGAGTGTGGGTCTTGCGATTGCGTGCAGTAGGTATTGCCGCCACCTTCGGGGCCGATGGAGCCATTGCGGTAGCAATCGGCGTTCGCTCCATCCAGTCGTCCACAATCATCGCCTGTTGTTCATACGTCAACGCCAAAAAAGCATCTCGCACTTTAAAAACGCTCATCATCAAACCTCCAAAAAATTGATGTCATCAAACTCGAAACCGTCAAAAAACAAATCCTTGTATTTGATTTCGACAAACGTCGTCATCTCTCCCGCCGTCATCCCTTTCGGGATCCCGGCCCTGATTGTTCGCGTCGATTGGATGATCTCATCACCGTTGCGGATGCGTCGCACGAAGTACAGTTCAACCGGCTGATAAAGAATCATCGCTCACCTCGCCGGATGCGTTCGCCTAGTTCCGCTTTCAACTGCTTAAGACTCACGCCAAGAACCTTCGCTGCTCTCGCTAGGCAAGCCTCACCGACAAATTCACTGAGCGTCACGCCCTCCAGAGATGCAGCTTTGCGGATTGCCTCAACCCATGCGGATGGCTGCGTTGTGTCTAATCTTGCTGTGTCGCTCATTCCGTCACCTCCACGCCGAAGGGAGTTCCATCGTCGAAAGCGAAACACTCAAACGCTTCGCCGTATGTCATCCAACCCTCCCAGATGCAAACTCCACTCTTGCTGCATCCGGTAATGCTTCGCAATCCACCAGTATCACCCTCATCAAGAAGTCCGCCGCTATTGTCCTCACTGACAACCTTTACCCATCGATCCCGATGCGGCTTGAACTCCTCCCCATTCGCAAACGGTCGATACTTCTTCGGCTTTTCGATCTTGCGGATGATGCAATAAACAAGATTAGATTGGCAGCTTTGCGTCCACATTTGAGGCTCGCCATCCCGACCAAGGTACCAATCTGACGGCTTTGCGTGTCGCACCGCCACCAACTCCCACCCTTCCGGCACGCCGGGAACGCCTTTGAAACCTTGCTCACTCATTGACAAACCCTTTCTTCTTCTGCTCCAGGTAAATCACAAAATTATGCAGGTCATGCGAGACGCGACTGAGCGTCAAGCAAACTTCGATCATCTTTCCCAAGTGGGCATGCGTCACACGGTCAACCTCCGGTGCTGGCATCGCCTCGATCTTCTCCGCGATTGCGTCTAGGAGCATTAAAGCGGTGTCGACTTGCGCCGCGTAGTTTTTGGTTACGTCGATCATTAGGCCATCGCCTCCTTGTTGATGTAGTACCGCGTTCCGTCCTGATCCTCGATCCAGCCCCACGCACCATCCGCGATTGCCTCATCGGGCAGCATGCCTTCGAGCATGTGTTTCGCTTCCGTGAAGTCCCTTGCGATTGCGATGCCTTGGCATGAGTCCGTTTTGTACTGGTACTCGCAAACAACATCGGGGACGACTGAATAATCTACTTGCGGCATAATTAGAACCTCCAAGAAAAAAGAAACTCAAACCCAGACGCCCTAGGGCGTTTCGGCCTTCCGGCCTCATCAGTGGGTTGTGTCGCTCATTAGCTTCGCAAACTCTTCTAGTTTCTGCTCGTCTGTCAAGATATCCACTGCCTTCTGAGCTGCTTTCGTGAACTTGTCAAACTCTTTTTGCTGCTCTTTGCTCAAAGGCTTGGAATCGCCATTGAACAAACTTGCGTAGATCGCTGCCATTTGCTTAACCCTTTATTTTTGAAACTTGCCAGCAACCCGCTGGCGACGTAATAAGATTATCGACCGTTCGTCCCGAATGCAAGACTACTAAGTTTAAAAATTCCAAGTTTTCAGGAAAATCGACGTTTCGCCAACGAAAACACTGGGAAAAATTATTTCTGAGAAACGATTTTTTCGTAGACGTTGTAGCATTCGGCATAGTAGCAACCAAAAATTGGCCCGTGTGCTTCGGTGTTTTCCCACTCGATGTACGAGAGAGCATGGGCGAATTCGTGGCACAGGGAATCTAACTGCACTTGCAAGGGATCTGTCGATTTAATGCGAAGTAGGAAGTGGTCATCCTTCCGGTCAAGCTGGGCACAATTACCGCCGGGCACGATCTTAACGCGTCTCACGCTTATCGGCATGAGTGGGTACTTTGCTTTCAGTGCATCCCTTAGTTCGCAAAATAGGTCTTTTGACATAATGCTACTTCGCTCGCATGTGATCGAAGAGGATCTTGTGATTCTTCCCGTCCCAATGGAATCGCAACCAGTGCGAACCCATCGCTTTTGGGCCTAGCATGCGCTCTACTTCCCAACCGTGATCGCCATCGCCCCACGCATCCTTGTAACCTGGGCACCTGATATGGAGTTGCTCATCCTGATATACCGTGCCCCTTGAGCTAATGCGCTGCCTCGGAATTGTAACCGCCCATTCGTCGTGAGTGTGGCCCGTCAGGACAATCTCCGGGTCTGGCGTCATAACCGCGATCCGATTCGTCTGGATCGTGCCCCGCGTTACCGGCCCTCCTCCTCCGGTGCCGTGGTAGTGATATAGCTTGATCGTGTCTTTGATATTTGCAATTGCCGCTGAAGTGCAGAAGCGAAACAACACCCAGCCACCGTAACCGCTCGCCTCCGTGATGCCTCCATTCGTTCGCAGTCGCCCCGCTAATCGATCCGTCAAGTCGGTTTCGTGTGCTTTGGTAATTGCTGTTTCGTGATTGCCGCGTCCCATAACCGCAAAGATGTGCTTGTACGGCTCATAAAACTTGTACGCTGTGTCAACCAACAAGTCAAAGTAGTTGCTGCCCTGGTGCTCCGGGCGCAATGCCGACTTATCCGCTCGCTTATCCCATCGCCCTTGCATCGCACAAAATAGATCGCCGTTATCGATGATCGGAGCATTCGCCTCTAGTGCTTCGTCGAGGTGCTTTCGCTCTAGTGACTGATCGCACTTAGGATTGTCGTGGTGCACGTCTGATCGAAGCAGAACCCATTGCTCCCAATCTTTGTTCTTGGTAAGCGGAATGTTTATCTCAACGACGTTCCTCTGTAGTTTGCTCATCGTCCAGCCCATATTCACGCCTCCAGATTGCTTTTGCTTCCTCGACGGTCAACTCGGATTTGCCGAGTTTGCGATTAACCCAGTTATGCAATTGTACACCCCAAAGCCAATAGGCATGCGGGGAGGAGAAGTCGGGGGGGTTGTCGGCTTTGTACTCTGCGTAGTCTTTTCGACAAGAGCACCCGTAATTGGGGATGGTCAACTCCCAGTTCGCATGCCAAACGGGATCGCATCCGGTGTAGGTATGCTTTGCTGCCCAAACAATCGGCCCTAGCACTCTAGGCGATGGTCGATCAATTGTTGGCATCGACGACGCCATCAACTCCATCACTTTTGGCGAAGAGCGAAACGGCATGCTTTGCCGCTCAACAGTTGTTTTCCTAGCACCCGCCGAGTTGCTCAATTGTTAGCACCCAAGTGTCGAGAGAGTGACCGAACATAATTTCACCGTCTACGATGTCTGTATCGACCGTCGCCCCTCTGCTTCGGTTCGCTATCGTAGTGCGATAGATTCCCGAGTCCATTGCATTACGCAAACTGCAAACCTGATCCGTACTACCAACTCCAAGGCACCCTAGCCCAATACTTCCAGTCTGTGGGCAAACAATATCCCTGTCTGGCTGCGTAGCCGCCGGCCCATCGCATGCCGCAAAGAACAATCCCCAACGCACTGGAGTAAATGAAAATTCACCGCATAAGGACGCCTGCAAAGCCGGTGCGGGTAGTCTCGGGTCGTCGTCTTCATAAGAGCAATCATCCCATTCCCAGTAAACATCATCGGGAGTTGTACCGCATGTAAACGAGGACACTTCATCGGACGGAGATAGCGTTACCTGATACGGCCCTGAATCACTACCGCACCCAACTGACTTGCTAAGCGGTATAAACTTCTCACGGGTTATGCCGTAGGTGTATTGAGCCAAAACGGATGGTTCCATGTCGGCGAATGGATCGTCATCCTCTGGGCATGGCGGAACCGATATAAAACCTCCCGCGTCAAACGCTGCTTCTGGGTCGCATCCTGTAGCGGTTGCGTTTGGAAAGTTGCCAGTGTTTTCGTAATCTGCCGAAACATACTCGTCGCTTTCATCGCAACAATCCGAGAATTGAGTTGTAGGTGTCCGCACTGTCCCCGACACCCTAACCGCGCTGCAACTGTAGCCCTCGTTATCGTAGTAGCGTGCGTAACGCAAGCACACTCGCACCCACACGCCGCAAACCTCCTCGCCGTCAATCGTCTTCTCTCCGGCCCTTACCGATACTTCGCTGTCAAGGTATTTGTACACCGCAATCGCTCTACTCGATGACTTTAGCATCGCCTCAACGCTTCCGTCAAAGACGCTAACCCAGTTTGGGTCGCAACACTTCTCCACTTCAACGTCCATGCCGTCGAAGTAGGAGCCTCGAACCTGCCTGCATTCGGTATGTAGCTCCCCAGTCGATGCTGACTCGTCAACGCTTGCCGTTCCGCTAATCTGGCAATTGTTTTCCCCGTACGTCGATTGATCGTTTAATACGTCGTAGGTGATTGGGAAAACAAGCGTTGCAGGATGATTGCCGGTTATCGTGAGCGTCGTCGATACCGCGTTATGTATGATGCAATACCCGCCGCATGGATGAATGCACTTGCAACAAATCTTCCCGATCTTGCTCATGGGCACAACTCCACTGCAGAAAACTTGTTACCAATGCGGAACAGTTTTAGGAACGCCCCGCTATCGATGGCTGTACCACAATTGACAACATCAACCGCATACAAATCGCTTAACACGTTCGCGTCGCTTATCTGCTTGACCATCGCCGTACCCGTGCCGAGTGTAGTTCCTGCCCTCGCTGTGATTGTACTCGTTGCCACCGCAATTAAGCAATCCGCTGCTTGCTGCGTTGGATCGCTATTCCCGCCGCTGCTTGTCTTGCCACCAATGAGGCGTAGCAACTCCGTAGAGTCCGCATCGTTGAAAGCGTAAAGCACCTCATCAGCCATGCTAGGAAGTCCTTATGAACGAAGAAAAATTGACTTCCTTTTTACAACGGAATTCCAGCGTCGCCGGGCTTGTGGTCTTGGCACCTGATCCATTAAGCCCACCGATGATGCCAAACGTGTTTGTATCGTCCATGTACCGCTTAAGCGTCGCGCCGTCGAGGTAATACGGCCCAACGTCAAGCCGCTTTTCGTCGTGCGTATCCGGGTCGTAGGTAACCTTGTATTTAACTCTCCACGCCGCAAAACCTGCGTAGGATCCTAACTCGGCCTCGACGACTTCGAGGAGTAGCGTCCTGGCCGGGAATACTTGCCCGATTGCATCGAAGGATGCGTTATTAACGGTGTCGTTGCGGTCAAGAAACACCTTGAGTTTTTGCGATGCGTCTTCAAACTGCACAAACGAAAATTGACATAGCGACCGCGTTTCAGTCAATGGCGAATCGAATGGAGTTCCCGCCGAGTTGGTTGGCTTCTTTGCCGTCGGCGTTGTCCTGTCCGCAACTAGCACCCGCTCTTTGGTCACGAAGGAATCGATCTTGAAAACTGGCACCCACGTTGTAGGGTCCGGGCTGTCGGGATTCTCTTGGCTTTGCTTTTGCTCTTCGGTGCCGGTCTGAAACTTAGCAGACACTTCCCAATATAAAGGATGCTTTTCGTTTCGCTCCGCCGTAAGGTCGTCGCAAACTAAACCGAGCGGCCCATATAGCAAACCAACGCGGGGCAGTCCTGGAGTCTCTGTAAGCACTGACAATCGAGAGGTAAACTTATCGTCTGTCTTAACGCGGAAGTTCCAGGACTCGCCGAAAACAAGCGTGAATCCTTGTCCTTTGCGTACAAATCCGCTGCCCTTGCGAAGTTCCGAACCGACTAATTCATTGGCCATCGTTATCTCCTAAAAGCAAGTCGCGGTGCAGCCTCTGCTATTTTGTTCGCCTTCTTCGCTTCCTCTAGCAAGTCCTCAGCCAACTTCTTTTGCTCGGCTTGCTGCTTCGATTTTGCGTTTTCTTGCTGCATGAAGGTGAATGCTTCCTTAGTGCCAGCCTTAAGCGTAGGTGCGATGTTTTTAGCGATTTCCTGGCCGCTCTGCGTACCGAATCGCATAGCCGCTTCCATCGCTAACTTATCGCCCTGGCCTCTGCTTAACCCTCTATCCGGCCCTAGCGATACCATGCCCTCTATGCGTTGTAACTCTGCTTGTAATTGCTCTTGAGGCGTTGCCATGCCTTGCTTCGCTCGCTCTGCGTCTTGCTCCGCTTGCTTCTTTTGCTTGGCCTCCTCAACCAGTTTATTGAGCGTCTGATACCGCTTGATATCGTTCTCCGAGTAACCTGCGGCTTTCTGCTTAGCCGCCATGTATTCGGATTCTGCCATCGTCAATTGGTCGTACTGATCCCGAAGCGACTTCATTTCCTCGATTTGCTTTTTGCGTAGCTCGTCGGCTTTCGCTTCCGCTGCCCTTGCTTTCTCTGCCGCCGCTTCTTCTTCCGCGCGTTGCTTGGCTTGCTCTGCTAGTTTAGCCGCTTCCGCGTCAACCTTCTTTTTGTTCTCAAGCCTCATCCATTCGGCGTGCATCGCGTCCGCAATGGCATCCTCTTCCGCTCTTGCCAACTCGTTGAGGTTTAGCAAGTACTCGTTGGACTTGCCTTGAGCGTAGGAGACGAGGAATCCCCATCCCTTGGCAAACGTCCCAAGCCCTTCGGTTAATTTCTGCGTCCCTGCACCTTGTGCTTGCGTCCTGAATGCATCGAGTAACGCTGTAACCGCTGGCGTGAGTTGATTGCCGATATCAATTGCCAACGCCTTAACATCCCCACCCGCTTTAGCGAACTGACCCGATAGAGTAGCGGCTAGTTTTTCATTCATCCCGGCAAAGCGTCCACCCTCTTCGGTTGCGGACTTAAACGCGTCCGCGACCATTTGAGCACTGACGGAACCTTGCTCCATCTTTTTCCGCAGTTCCTCCATGCTCATTCCGGTTGTGCGGCTGATTTCTTGCAACGGATTGAAGCCCGCGTTGACCATCTGCAAGACTTCCTGCCCCATCAACTTACCGTTGGCTTGCACCTGCCCGAACGCAAGAGCGAGAGATTGAAATTGCTCTGGATTTCCGAGCGATATAGCCGAAAGACGTTGAAGCGTTGGCTTAATGTTTTCTGCCGTGACGCCGAATTGGAGAAGCGTCTTACCGGCTCTTGCAAAGTCGGCGAAGTTGATAGGCGATTCAACATCTAACTTCTTAAAGTCCGCCATTATATTGGACGCGGTCTTTGCTGATCCAGTCATCACCTCAAAGGATACTTTTGTTTGCTCCATGTCGGCGGACATTTTGATTGCCGATTTTATGCCGCTCATTGCAACGCCTAGCCCCGCGTAGCCCATCGCTAGATTCTTTACGGCATTGATAGCGGATTGCTGCGCCGCAATCGCTTCGGTTTGCTTTTGTGCTTCTTTGGTGGTTAAGCCTAGTTGATTCTGCAACGCCAATTGAGACTGGCGAAACGCATCGGCTGATATGGCTCCTGATTGCAGTTTGTTTCGCAGCAACTCCATTGACTGCGTATATTGAGTCATTGCCCCGATAGGCACGTTGATACCGAGTTTCTTGGCTAATGTCTCTTGCGTCCGTGCGAACGCGTCAGCCGTTAATCCACCAGCCTTAAACGCCCTGGATAGTTTCTCGAGTTCCGTTTCGTACTTATCAAACGGGTCAATGGACTCTCTCGCAATGCGTGCAATGCTGTTGAGTTCATTCCTTGTAAACTGCCCGTTCTTTCGCAGCTCCTCAACATCTAGCCCGACTTTGATATTTGCGACGTTGATCGTTTGCGCCATTTACTTTGCTCCCAATCCAAACATCGCCTTGACCTGTCCTGCTATTTGCGTTGACGCCTTAGCCGCTTGCTTCAGCATCGTTTTTGCGCTCCGTTTTGGCCGCTTGTAGCGACTCGGCATGAAGTCGGCTACCTCCGGCATGGCCTGCCCTGCCCTAGCGAATAGGGGCAAATTGATTGCGTGGACGATGGACGCAGTTTGCTCCCACTCTTCGCCGATTGGCTCGATTGAGTCAAACGCAATCCACTGATCCAAAGCCCCCGATGGTAGGCTTTTCATCCATGCCATCGGGTCAACAATCCCCCATCTCAACGCAAGCCGAAAAGCGATTGCTAGCCGCCGGCTGCGTCTGATTTTTTTGCTAGGGCTTCGATCTCCTTCGCGTCGTATTCGGAGAGTTTCAAAGCCTCCTCGTACAACTTGCCGATGGTCTGACGTGGAAGCGGCTTGAGCGAATCACTGTCCATGACGATCCGCTCGCCGTCCTTGCCAACCAAGCAATAAGAGACAAGCAACCTGCGATGCTTCGCAAAATCGAACTTGTCACCCGATTGCATTTCAACTTCCATGTCAGCCGCGTCAGACTCGCATAGTTCACGAAGCGTAAACACCTCGCTGCCGATACGAATCTCGATTGTACGCAGAGGACGCGATGCCGCCGCTAGGAATCGATCTAGTTCACTCATCGTCATCCTCCTCGTTCAGTATCCGCGTCGCCTCTTCGACGAATTGACGCGAAAACTGCTCGGGTGGTTCAATGTCCATCTGATAGCCTAACGCATTCATCGCCTGCATCTCAATCGATGCCATTTCTCCCTCAGTGAGATACTCATGAGGAAAGTTGAACAAGGCTTGTAGTTGCACCTTCTCGCCGTGTGGCAAGTAGCCAACCAATACGCCATCGAAGAGCACTTGGAATTGAGCCAACGGCACTTCCACGCCGTCGGCTCGTAAGCCCATTTGTTGCTTAAGAGCAAACATAAACACTCCAAAAATTAGGCCGCTGTAAAGGTCAATGACGTTGCACCGTCAAATTGCAACGTATAACTACCTCGCATGATAACACCCTTTTCACATGAAGGGAATTTCACGTTTTTGACGAATGCTGTCCCCTGAACGCTTCCGGCTCCTGGGAATGTCAAGGTGACTGCAATCCCTGCGTACGGCTCCGCTGACGGAATCATTGCGGTTGTAATCGGTGGAGCGGCTCCGAGCCAATTAAATTCGATTTCAATTTCGGGATTCTTGCGAAGGTCGCTTGGGCGCAACTTTTCGTAAAGAGTCGTTCCCAAATCGGTGATATCCAACGCATCAACGGAGATATTGAAATCCCCGATTCGAGTGATTTGCGTAGTAACCAAACCAGTACCCGAGATGGTCGCCCCCAACCCGGTATCTGCCACTGTCAAAGCTGCCATGTTTACGGCTCCTTGTAATGCACCAAGAGGTCGAAACTAACCAAGTACCGATGCTCTTGGTTGCCATCGGTTGGAGGATCTTGCATGTATTCATCGCCGCTGTCGAAGTCGATACCGCAAAACGTGTAGCCATCGACAACGCCGCGAAACGAATCAATTCCTGTCTCTCTAATCGCCCTGCTAATCGCACTTGCTGCCGTTCGCGTCAACGCAAAACATTCGAGCGTTATGCGTGCGTGGGCGGACTTGCCCAACCCGCTTACCATGTGATCGCGTTGAGTTGAGATGACGTAATAAATCACCGCCGGAAGCGTTGCTTTTTGGACAAGTACGTCTGGGTACATGCGTTGCCCTATAAGCGTCGATACGCTCGCATAAGACAGTAGTTTTGTACGCAACGCTTCGCCAATCGCTGACATTACAGTTCCCCGCTAATTACGCCGATTGTCCTGGCCGCTGCTTCGCTCGAACCGCTGACGATGCGAACTACCTTGACGCCTTCAAAGACGTTGGGATTCAGGGCGATGTAGCGGCTAGTATTGACTGCCACGCTGTACTCCGTGCCCTCGTTGTAAAGAGCATAGAAGTTGGTTCCTTGATCCGCCGACGCCTGAAACTTAAACGTCGTGCCCGTCAGCCCCGATGGAGTGATGATCGCAAGCGGTACGCGTCCGCCTTGCATCGTCAAGGAACTTGATGTCGTACCGCTCGAGGCGATAGTAACCGTGTCCGTGAGTGTTACGTTTTTAGCCAAGTCTTAACTCCTTAATTTCTTTTTGCAGTTGGTCAAGAAACGCCGCTTCCGCTTGCGTCCTCGTTTGGTCATACGCCCGAACTGGTGCCCGTTCGTTGTTCGGGAAATTCGCCGTTTGTGCTTTCGTGCCCACGGTTGCATAGTATTGATTGCCACGACGCGAAGTCCTCAATACTTGCTGTCCAGGCTTTCCCCAAAGGTAGCGAGTGTATGAGGTGCCTTTTTTGTACGGCATAACAAACTGCTGCTTGTTGCCCTTTGGGTATTGAGCACCGACATAAACCACCACGCCGCTTTTGCCCACCTTGTGGCCGATGTGCTTCCGTGAGTCGTTGCTAAATGCCGGGTTGTTTTTGTACTTCCTGCTCCACCTGTTACGACTTCCGCTTTCGCGGGATGATCTCGATAGCGGCTCTGTCGCTCGAGCGATTGGTTTTGCAAACTCACCCAAGCATCGACCAAAAGGCCCATTGCGAAGCGTTAGCGGGATCGCTCCGATTGCCTTGATTAAGTTCATGTTGATTTCGATCTTGCTGCTCATTACATCACCACCGAGCAAATGAGGTCAATGTATCTGCGAAGCCCATCAACTGGGTTAATGTGCGTTATGCCGTAGTTTTCGCCGTCGTAAACAATCTGCATCTGCGTGTTGTAACCGCTGCGATAACGGACGCGAAAAACCGCCCGTGTTCCCGCCTCGAGTTGCCTACCTCGCATGGATTCCGTTCCGCCCGTTGGGTAATACTCGCAAGGCTCGCCGACAACGTAGTTCGTCCAGGATACGATAGGTTGACCTGACGCGTTTTGCGTCTCTGTTTTTTGCTGGATCGTGCATCGCTGGCGAAGCCTGCCAACGCGTAAATCTCTTGGTCGTCCGCTCATTCGCTGCCCCCTTGAGGCACTTTAATAATTGCCTCGATGGTTGCAATGACGGCTTCACTGCTGTTAATCCGTACCGAGTATTCTTGTATTGCAAACTCTCTGCCGTCGCTGCTGACCAGTCTCCAATCGGGGACGGGCTTAAAAGCAATCTCAATATCCTTGTCGGTGCTTCCGGTCGTAACTTTGCAATATGGCTTTGCCATTGATGTCTCCATTATGGGTAAGAACTCCGCATGTAACGTCGCACCAACATCTCATACGGTCGCATCGTTTGCAACGCCTCCGACATCAGCATATCGCGATTCTCAAAGTAGTGCGCGACAAGCAACTTTATAGCCGCTTTCGCTGCCTCTGGTACACTCTGCCCGTCTTGCGAGTAACCGCATTTGTAGGTGATCGTCCAAGCATCCCAACGCGATGAGGTCGCCGGTAGGCTGACTTGGTACGCAAGCCTGAATTGGTCAACATGCAATTGATAAAGGCTACTCGATAGCGTCTGCAATGCGTTGTTGCCGTCGTAGTATTGGATCGAGGTGATCGAGTGGATTGGTGATCGCAGTAGCGTAAACCCATCGTACAGCGAACCAACCCGCAATCGAAGCGTTTGGTAGCAGGTCACCGTATCGGTATCGTGTTCCCACTGCTCCCTAGCCGCCTGTATCAATGCGGATAGGTGCACATCATGCGTAGTGTCGCTACTTGCTATTTCGAGTTGTTTTTTTGCTTCGCTTAGTGTCACCGGCTCTGTCGTCGGCCCTGTCACTAGCTCCGGTATCAATCGCATGTGCGAGTCCTCTAGCAATCATCAACTCCGCTTGTCCGATAGGCACTGCTACCAACCGATAACCGGCTGGTAGCCCCTGCCAAAATTGATTAAGGATCAAGTCCATAGGACTAGACCACTCGGCAAACGTCACCGTCTGCCGCACCCGTTGAGGTCGTTGGGGCAATCTTGCCGCGGGATAGCACTGCTACCGCCGCGATGTAGCCACCGCTGGTGCCATCACCAAAGGTTGCAACAACCTTGAGGAATGGCTCCTTGCCTCGTAAATCGACTTGGAAAACGCATGTTTGCCCGTCGTCGGTTGCGCTAGGAAGTGCAAGCGTAGCACCGCCTAAACCAGAGCCACCGTTAAAGGTTGCCCCGGTGATGTCGGCGTAAACTCCGCCGCTGGTCGAGGAGGCTTGCAACTTCAGCGCAGTCATCGCAATATCGGTAGCACCGAGTTGAACGATAATCGTCGCGTAGTCGTAGCCCCTGGTATCAACAACATCAGCCGTAGCCGTGTTGTTGTCGATCAACGCACCGGGCTTGATGGCGGTAACAAACTTGCATTGTTGTAGTGGATTCATAGTAACATCAATTCCTTTCGTTTGGTTGTTGGTTCAATTACGCTGCGGCCTTGACTTGCACGATTGGCCCCGCGTTGCTTGCATCGCCGATTTCGTGCACGTTGTAATCCCAACGTGTGATCGACCTGAAAGCGGTTTGGTCAAACTCCATGTAGCGGCTGGAGTCAGCAACTACGCTAACACCGCGTCGGAGTCCCAAGGTAGACGCCATCGACAAGTCGCCGATGTAAGCCAGCTTGGTTCCGCCGCTGATCGTGCTCGGCATGACTTGCGTAAACTGGACTGGGTAGCCCATGAATTGCAAGACTGGCCCGCTTCCAAGGTCAACGTAGTTGTTGCCACCGGCTGCGAGTTGCAAGCGTGCAAGCACGTTCCAGAAGACTGCTTTGTGGCAGAACCAAACTGGATTCATTCCGGGGAATTCAGGCAACTTGCCAACCGCTTCTTGAAAGACTGCGATAGTCAAGGTAGCAGCTGTGTTTTGCCCTGCGGCTGCGGTTGCTACCGAACCAGCGGCTAGCACGTTTGCTAGTCCGTTGATGCCACCGTAAGCGGTCGTTCCGTCACCGAGAAACGCGGCTTGATCCAGCTTCAACGCATGGGCTTGTGCCATTTCCATCGCCAAGTAATCAGCGATTGCAATGACAGCATCCTCGTTGAGTTCGTTGGAGACTCGAGTCAGTGTAGCCCATTTATGGGCAGTCAAAGAGACTTGCCCCAATGATGGATCGCTAGCCGTGATTTCTCCCGCTTCGCCAACTGCGTAGGCGGTCAGCCCGCTAACGCGTCGAGGGATGGTTACGGTATCGCTGCCCATTGGGTAAGTACGAGCGTAGCGGCTCGTAACGCCGTAGGTTTCCATCAGGCTGATAACCGACGTTTCAAACTCAGGCGGAACCAGTACGCCGCCTCGCAAGTCGTCGTTTTCGCCCATCGCATTGAGGACGCCGTTATCTCGGCACCACTGACGGGCTTGAGCGTTTCCGTTAAGTGCTCGGAAGAATTGCCCCGCCTTGAACGCATCGCGTTCTGCATCTGGCCCTTTAAAGGCTTTGAGCTTTCCGGTCGCCCGTGCGGTTGCCGGAATGCGGAAACTGGACGCTTCAACGCTTCGAGTTTCATTGACTTGTCGCACAGTGTTGGAAACTGCGGACTCAATGCGGATTGCTCGTTCGCGTTCCTTGCTCAAGTTTTCGATCTGACCGGCTTTGCCGTCAGTGCCGACGATTGCATCGATCTCTGTTTGATCTTCTGCGGAGAGTTCACGCCCTTCACTGGTCGCTACGTCTTGGATTGCCTTAACCCTGGCTTGCAAGGCTACGATTTCTTCGCCAATTTGCTTTGCGGTCTTCATACCGACTGCTCCCTTTGCTGTGTGGCAGTCGATAAACCAAGATAGCGGCATGACTGCCACGGTGTTACTTAAAACATTCCCCGTGTGTCACTGCCGCTAATTAGTTGCAGAGTGTCGGCACTTCTGGCCGACGCAATAAACCTAGCAAGTCGCTATCGGCTTGTCAAGCCTCCTGCATACTGTGCCATCTTTGCCCTAAGTAAATTGACCTTGGCTTGGTCGAATGCGTTTGATGTCCTTCGCTTCTTGTTGCCGTTCTCAACGCGGCCCGTAGCAAAGCCCAACTCGATAGCCTTTTCGACTTCATACCACGATTCTTGAGCCATCGCATTCTCGATTTCGCTTTTGGACAGTTTCGCGTATTGCGAATAAATGTCGGCTAGCGATGCGTCGTAGGACTCTAACGCGTTGATAACCTTCGCCAACTCTTCCCGGTTGCCAAATGCAAAACCCATCGCCCGATGAATCATGAGTCTCGAGCCGTCAGCCATCAACCGCTTAGCACCGCCGAGAAAAATGATCGACGCCGCCGACGCTGCTAGCGAATCGTTGATCGTGGTTACTTCGCCTTTGTGGCTTCGCAGTGCGTTGTAGATCCCGATTCCCTCATCCGCTGCCCCGCCGGGTGAGTTGATGCGAACCGTCACCGCGTTGGAGCCAAAAGAACGAAGAGCATCGACAACGCCCCGCTGCGTAATCGGGTTTTCGTCCCATCCATCGCCAACAACGCCGGATAGTAGGATTTCATTTAGTTCCGCCTTGATTTCAATCATTTTCCACCCCTTTTCAGGTCAAAAACCCTGTTTTCCCACGTTCTTACCTCGTTTTCGACCGCTTTTTTGAGCGATTCGCCCCCGTTTTCAGCCGCCAATTTCGCCAAAATTAGCGTCGATTTCTCGCAGTGAATCCTAGCCAAGTCGCGGTCTAGCCCGATTGCTTCGATCTTATCCGCCAGTTTTGCTTGCCATTTTGGGTAGTTCTTGCCTATCCAAGCGACAAATTGCCCCTTGCCGGATGCGTTAATTGCGTTGTTGCCCTCAGTTTTGATGAGGTCACGCAACATCTGCTCGACTGCCATCGCGTTTTGTGCATCTTCGGTCGCGTCTTCTGCGTCGTCCTCCGGCGTGTCCTCGACTTCATCCACCGACTGTTCTCCAGTCGCTTCGGATATGGCCGGGTTGATAAACTCATCGCCGCCGACGTAGGGATTGAGGTCTAGTTTCGCTCGGCATTCATTCGGGTTCATGATTCGGGATGCAATCGCCTTGGAGAATGATTCCATCGTGGTTCTTAGGTCAGTGCGATACAATGCCGCCGCGTTGAATTTGAAGTAAACCTCGCCGGTCTGCTTCTCTTGGCGTGTTCGCAATTTCATATCGCACTGTTCCTCGAACTTGACTAGCCAACGGTCAAGGGCTTGCATGTACGCAAGGTTTTTTTGCTCGAGTGAGTTGTACGATGTAGACTCCCCGTCGCCCGGCATTCCTTCGAGTCCGAATAGCATGCCGATATCCTGCCGTGTGAAGCGTTGCAACTCTGCAAACTGCGCATCGTTGTTGCTCATTGAGACAGCGTTAGCCTTGACGCCTTCGCGTAGCAAGCCGGCTTTCGCGGAGTTCTCAGCACCGGATTCAATCTTGTTAAACGCTTCGATGAACTCTTTTGCGTCCTCTGCTTTTCTAAACGCTCCCGGCGGTGCTTCGAGGAAGAGTTTGCCACGAAAGCCGCGTCGAAGTTGCGTATTGGTGAACTTGGTTTGCTCTACACCCGTTGAAAACGTAATGTTCGCAATATCCAACAATCCTATGCCCTCGACGCCATCGTAAGAAAATCCTGGCAAGTGCAAAACGTCGCTATCTGGGAAAATCAAGTAGCCGTTCTTGTCAGTGTCAAACCCGTCGAATAGGTCTTTTTTCGTTTGATCTTCCGGCTGCGTAACGTGCCACTTTTTGCCGTCGTAAATGATTGTCCAGGTATTTTCTGGCAACATCGGTATCAACTCAACCGGCCTGCCTGATTTGCGAATAATCGCCGCTCGACCGTTTCCACGCATGAGAGCATGCGAAAGCATTTGCTCCTTAAAGGTCGTCGGAGACTGCACCCTGTTAGGCTCTTCCCTCAGCAATATGTAGCCGGGGTGCTCGATGTCATTTACGGCTCCATCACCTTCACGCCGCTTAACGTCGATAGGCAATCGCCCAAAGTCCCCGGTCAATTTATTGTGGGCATACCATGCAGGAGGTACGCCAAGGGCTTCGCGTACCGTCACCTTTCGACCGTTGCTGAACTGGTCTTCGCTTAATCCCATCCATTGCAATAGTGCGGTCATCAGTGACATGCGGTCGGCTCCTTATGTAACATATAAACTACCCGATGAACGCTCTTTTTGCAAACTTGCGATGCGGTACGCCATCACCGCCGCTACGATTGGATCAATCTTATCTTTGCTGTTCTTTTTGTCGAACATCCATCTGTCTTGACGGTCTTTGCAAATGATCGCATTGTTGGCGCACCACCTGAGCAGCTTCGAGTCCGAGAAGACTAGCCGCCCCTCTTGCATCAGTTGAATGAAGTCGCGGATTGCCTCGTTGAAGTTGGCTTGATTCTGCGCCATGCGTGCGGCTACGGCTCCGGTCTTCTCCAGTTTCTCGCCTAGTTGCTGTCCGTTGTACGGGTCGTACGCTACGGTCTGAATTTCGTAGGCTTCCAGCTCTTCAATTAGCGATGCGGTCAAGTCCTCGATTGGATACTCGCATTTGTAAAGCTCCTCCGTGTGGATGAACTCCGCAAACGGCATAGCGGTTAAGTCTCTCTTGGAGTCCGCCGCGATGAACGCCCGCGTCTTAATCTCGTAACGGTAAACCGTCTTTCCCTTGTCATCGACTGCGACCGGGAAGCGTGCGCAAATTGCATACGCAGCGAGGTCGTCACGGGATCCCAAGTCAACACCGGCCCCAAGTCCATCAGCCTCTCGCCAATCTGAATGCATGCCGACGCATTTATCAAACGCCGCCAAGTCAAACGCTTTTTCAGTCGAAGAGACGACGCGGTTGCCGTGATACCTCGTAAAGCGATTAACACCAAGCCCGGTTGACTTGTCTTCATTCCAACGCTGGCGTAAGTAGTCAAGTTTGATCGATACGTTGAGGTTCGGATTCGCCTTTTTCCAATTCGCTTCTTCCGCTGGGTCGTCTTTTTCATCGAGTTCGTAAATAAGAGCGAATAGGGACTCGTCCTTGTGGATACCGCTAACTACGTTGGTAGCGTAGGTGTACTCATCTAGCCATAAGAGCGAATCATCCGCCCCGGCTGTTGTGATGATGAGATGTAGCGGCTGTGATCGTGAACCGCTGCCCGTCACCATAGTATCGTAAAACTTCCGATGATACTCGCCCCAAGCGTGCAACTCGTCCATCACAACGCAATGCGGATTGAGTCCGTCGAAGGGCTTTTCGCTCGATACTTTGCGAATGAATGACGAGTTATGCTTGTAGGTGATCGTTTCGTTTTTTATGTCCGTGTACTTCTGGAGTGGATGCGACTGATCCACCATCCGTTCGCATTCGCTGTACACAACGTCGGCTTGTTCCTTTTTGGTCGCGGTCAATAGAATCTGGCCGACCGCTTCCGGCTTTCGCGTCTTCGGATCGATGTCTGCCATCGCTAGGTAGTGGCATAGCCCAGCAATCATTGTTGACTTGCCATTCTTTCGAGCCATTGACCAATACACTTTTCGAAAGCGTCTTGAGTTGTCATCGTTCCGCTTCCATCCGAAGATATTCCACAAGCCGAATAACTGCCAATCTTCGAGAATAAGCGGATGCCCTGCGAACTCTCCGATGCTGTGACGTAGCACAAGCGGGAAGAAGTCACAAACAGCCGTAGCGTGCCGCTCGTCGAAGTGATACGGAAATTCTGGCGTGCTTTGATGCTCAACGTCGAGGCGATAACGGCGCACAGCGTCCTTCACACGGTCGCAAGCGATGATTTCGCCGCTCTCAACCGCTTCGCAATAGTCCTCGACTCTTTGCCGAACGCCCGATGCTATCAACCTGTCGCCCTCTTTAGCCACTCTTGGAAAACATCCTCCTCTTCCGCTTGCGGTGCCCTCAATCGTGCTCTCGATGATGGAGTTAGGCCAAGCTCTGCTTCGCGTTTCATCAGTCTAGTGCAAACCTTGTCGAACGCGTTAGCTTCTGGCTTGGTTGATGCGTTGCCCTTCTCGTTAAGGTGACTCACGTTGCCGCCCTTGATGTGCTCCCACAAGTGCAGCATCAGCGAATAGTCGATGCAGTATCCGGCAATCAAGCCTTGATCGGTCGCATGCAGCAAGTTCATTTCGCGGAGTTGGTCGCATACCCAATACCAACGCGACTTGGCAACCGGATCCGCTTCGACGTGTTCGGGTATCCGCGGGTCGCTAAGTTTAGGTTTTGGTTCTTCGTGGTTGCGTCGCTCTGGGTGCTTGACGAAGGATCCCTCGGCAACCTTAACCGCTGTTGCTTTTGGTTTTCGGCCTTTTACCACGATTTCAGCCTCCTGGTTTCAAAAACGCCATTTTTGGAGAGCATTACGGA